AAAATAAAATCTATATATTAATTATATGAAATATTTAATATATATAATAACTATAAATGACAATATTTATATTGGTTCAACATTAAATTTTAAAAAACGTTTTGAAACTCATAAAAAATTGTATAATCAAAAATCTACAAGGAAACTTTATGAATTTATATATTTAAATGGTGGATGGCATAATATTAAATATAAAATTATTGAACAATTGGATTGTGAATCAACAGTTGAAGCAAGAATAAGGGAGGAGTATTGGAGATGTTTTTATAACGCAAATATGAATACACGTAAAGCACATATAACAGATGAAGAATTACGTATTAAAAAACAAGAAAATAATAATAGAAATAATCCTATTAACAATCCTAAAAGAGACCAAACAACGATTTTTTGTAATTGTGGTGGACATTATTTAAAATTTAATGAAAAATATCATTTAAAAACAAATATGCATAAGAACTTTTTTGCAAATAATATATAGCAATTCTTTTTTCGTTTTTTGCCGTAGATTTTTTCAAAATCTACTATATAGATGCCAGTCAGTGACGCCCAAAAAAGAGCTATTAGAAAATATTATAATACACATCAAGACAAAGTAAGAGAACTGGCGCGTATTAGATATGAAAAAAAAGCAGTTTTAAAAAAAGAGGAAATGTTAAAGAAGTTATCAGAAGAAAAAAAGGAAAAAATGATATTAGAACTTGAGGAAGAACGTAAAATGCTTTATGCAAATACTTATATAACGGGTCTTTTATGTAAAGTGTGCCATTCGTATTTACCTCCAATGAGTATGAACGAGCATTTAGACCCTGACAATCCTAAGAACAAATGTAAAAAATGTGATGATAATAATAATCCTCCTGTTTCAATTTGTAATAAAAATTTAATTTAAAGAAATAATTATATAAGTATATAATATAATAATGGAATTAATAAATAATTTACAAAGTGAATTAGAAAATATAAAATCTGTAATAGAAAAATTCAATAAAGTAAAAGAATATAGAAAACGTAATAATCAAAAATACTATGAACGCCACCGTGATAAAGTTAATGCATGTCATAATAATTATATTACCAATAGATATCAGACAGACCCAGAATTTAGAGAGAAACAAAAAATGAGAAACAAACAAAATTATGAGAAAAGGAAATTGAAAAATATCATTGAACAATTGAATAATGAAGAAGCATTGTTTGATTGTAATGAAGAACTAAATTTAATAATAAGTTGAATATTTATATTAAATTATATTTTATACTAAATAAAAAAAAATTGATTTTTTTTTTATTTATTTCTATTTAAAGACAAAATAAATATATTAGTATATATTATAAATGGAAGACAAAAATGTTAAGGAATTTGTTTATTTCACTTTTGGAGAAATAAAGACTCAATTAAATAAAAAAGGTGAAGAAAAAAAAAATACAAATCAATTATTACCTGAAGGTTGGCAAAATATAACACTTAAAACATTGAATTTATATAATGATAGAGGTCCAAGTTTTGGAATTTTAACCGGTAAAATTAACAATATCACAGTAATTGATTATGATAATAAAAATAAGTTCAATGAAGATAATGAGAAATTCAATTTTTTTAAAAATGGTTATCATATTGTAGAAACAAATAATGGTTATCATTTATACTGTAAATACGATGAAAATATACCTCAAGCAACAAACAACGTTCTTAAAATTGATATTAGAAATGATGGGGGCTTTGTTATTGCTCCACCTACTAAATATAAATTATTAAATGGAAATGAAGTTGAATACAAAATTATTAATAATACAGACATTAAACAAATTGATAATAATTATTATCAATATTTAATGGATAATGGATTTGTAAAAAATAAAGTTATTGAACCAAAAAAAGAGGAATCCGCAGTTGAAGGTTTTGGTATTATAAATAATATAAAAGCTAATAATAAGATGGATAAGGATTTTAAAATGAATGCTTATTTAGAAGAAATTTTAAATTGTTTATCAATGAGTAGATGTGATAATTATAATGATTGGTTTCATATTGCTTGTATTATAAAAAATGAGGGTTATTCTTCATCAGTATTTCATAATTTTTCAGCTAAGAGTGCTAAATATGACGCTAAAGAATGTGAGAACCAATGGAATAAATGTGGTGGAGGCGGTTTAAACATTGGAACATTGATAAGTTATGCACAACACGACAATAAAGATATTTATGAAAAATTAAAAAATGAAAAATTTGAAGAATATAAAAAGAATAAAAATATTGAAAAAATCAAAAATGAGGAATTAAAAAAGATTGAAAATACTAAAAAAATAGAATTGAAAAAAGAAGAAAAAAAAATGAATATTGATGAAGTATATAATAATGAATTATATATAAAACAGAAAAAAGAATTTGAAGAAGAACACGGAGCTTTTAAACTTGAAAATCCTATGAGTTATTGTAGATTTGATAAATATAATAATGAAATAGTTCAATATAAAAAATCAGATATAATCACATATTGCGAAGATATATTTGATAAAATACGTATCAATGAAAAAGTTGAAAAAAACTTTATTAATGTTTGGTTTGAAGATAAGCAAAAGGAAAAATTTAAAAAAATGGTTTTTGACCCACTTATTAAAAAGGATGATAAAAATTATAATCTTTTCAAAGGGTTTCAATATGATAATAATGCATGTATTGATGGGTTAACGGATGATAGTTTTTATTTTTTCAAATTATTAAAGTTTATGTGTCCTAATGGTGAAAATAGCGTTGAATATAAATTTACTAAATCTTGGTTTAGTCATATATTGAAGACTCCTGAAAAAAAAACGAATTGTGCTATTGTTTTATACACTAAACTTGAAGGAGTGGGAAAGAATTTTTTAATTGAAACATTTATAAAGTTAATTGATAGTTATTATGGATTAATCAAACAAATTGAAGATATCAAAAAGGATTTTAATATGGATTTATGTAATAAATTTTTGATTTATGGCGATGAAATAACGGCAAATGCGAAGCTTTTAGTAGATAGAATTAAAGACAGTATAACAGCATCTAAAATAAAAATGGAGAAAAAAGGATTTGATGCAATAACATTAAAAGATTATTCAAATTGGATTTTTACAACAAATAACGAAAACTGTTTCAAAATATCAACTGAGGATAGGCGTTTTTTTATGTTTCATTGTAATGAAAAAAAAGAAACAGATGAATTTTATTCTAATATGAAAAAAGAAATGGATGATCCGGAAATGATGAATAAATTATTTTTATATTTGAAAAATTATGATGATAAAAATGAATTCAAAATTGGCTCTGGAATAATACCTAAAACCGAATATAAAACAGAGTTAATAATGGCTGATAAACCTGCTTATATACAAATGTTTTATAAAAAATCAGATTTATTTGTGAAAGGTGATTTTAAAACTGGAGAATTTAAAAGTTCGGATTTATTCAAAGACAGTCAGATTTATGCTAAAAACAATTTTTTATCATCAAATTATTCAATTACAACTTTTGGATTATATATGAGTAAGATTTTCGGAAATTATAAGGTTAAAAGTTCTGGAGTTATGATTTATAAAATGCCATGCCAAGAAGAATATTTAAAACTACTATATGAAGCCGATAAAGATTATTATAAATATGTAAATGGATTTGCAAAAGATGAAAAACCATTTGATGAAAAAATAATTAAACCCGCAGAAGAACAAAAAGAATAAAATCGGGGAGAGTCTCCCCCGAATATATTTTATCAATACACTATTTTTTTATAAAATATTAACAACAATTTATTGTTAATATAAATGATTAATAACAACAACTTTATGTTTTTTAGGGAGTGCGGGAGAGTAAGGACGAGGGAGAGTATGTTTTTTATTCAACTAGAGACAAAATAGGTGTAGAGGGGGGGGGGGGTACCCCCCCTCCCCCAATTATATATTTTAGTTTATAGAATTTAGAATATACTCTCCCTACTCTCCTACTCTCTCTTTTATATATTTATATACAATATATAATATATAATATAGTTATTATACAGTAAATATACAATAAAATAAAAGGGAGAGTTTGAGGGAGACCTAAAGGAGAGTAGAGAGACTGTATAAAAAAAAGAAATTGTTGTTAATGTTTTAAATATAAAAAAATCTAACTCAAATATAAATGGTATTAACTTATAGAAACAAATTTAACATTAAATATAAATTCCCGAAAGACACATCCCACTCATTACAAGATATTTCAAGAATCACCGGTTTTAAACTCAGTGGATTACAAACTATTTTTAATAAAGGGATAGGTGCATATAAAACAAATCCCTCTTCAATCAGACCATCAGTAAAAAGTCCAGACCAATGGGCATATGCCAGGGTCTACAGTTCAGTTATGGGTGGCAAAGCTTCTAAAATTGATGCAAAACATTTAATATAAAATCATTTTTGGCAAGGCGGCCTTGTGCCGCCCCGTTACAGTTACTTCAATAAGTTACTGTGACGTAGTCATAATATTTATTGTAAATATTGTAACTAATTATTTATATAAAAACTACTGAATATTAAATCTTTTCATAAAAGATTGATGATTTTTTTCAAAATCCTTGTCATCTCCCCATAAAATCCAGCGGCTAAGTGAACCAGCATTGACTTCGTTCCAATTTTCCCTTTTAGCATGTCTTTTTAAATAGTTTGTTCTTTTATCCTTATCTCCATGGTCAATATAAGTTTGACTGCCTAAATTCCCAAAATGGACTGTTTTACCATTTGCAAAAGTTGCCATAAATCTTTTTCCTTTACGGGTTGAATCTTTAATTAACATATAAAATAATATTAGATATTTATTTTATATTAAAATCTTAATTTATATTTCTTCTTTTTTTAAAAAACAATAACAAAAAAGTTAATTAAAATCTTAACACCATTTAAACTATATAGTACTTTAAAATCTTTTTACAATAAATTTTTTTGAAATATTATATATTAAAACCATTTTTAATATATATAAACATTTGAAAACAAAAAATATAATTATTACAATAAAAATATAGTTTTGTACAATTTAGTAACCAATCATTATTAATTCATTGTAGATATATATTATTCAAAATAACAAACAGGAGCAGGTGGAGCATTAGATATCTTAAACTTGGACTTAACATTTTTTTGTGATTTTGTTGCTCGTGTTTGATCCAAAACTTCTTCTTGTTCACTTTCGGATTCTTCATAAATAATTGTTTTCTTTTTTGGTTTCTTCTTTTTTTTAACAACAATTATTTCTTCGCTTTGTTCTGACCCTGATTCATAAACAACTTTGGGTTCTTTAGGTTCTTTAGGAACAGGAAGAGGAGGAATATTCTTTAAAACCTTTTTTGGTTTTTGTTCTAAAATTTCATTGGGTACTTCATCATTCGTATCATCATTTTTATCATTATTTTCATTAGTATTTCCGTTTAATTGATCTTTAATAGCTTTTAGTCTTAATTTTTTTTCTGTCGGTGTTAATCGTTTTTTTTCCAATGCTTCTCTCATTTTTTCAGTAGCTTTAAGTTGTGCTTCAGTTCTTGGTTTCTTAGCTTTTGTTAGAGGTTCTGACATATATATATTATTAGCAACATTTTTTTTTTCCTTAATTAAATGTAAAAAAAATATGTATTATTATTATTAATGCCAATCATTGATATTAAAGAGGAATTAAATCCTGATATAAAATTGACAAAACCTATTAAAGAAAAAATGGATAAATATATAAAAGATATTCCCGAGGGTGTAAGTAGACGTAATGGAATGATTTATTTATTGATCGGTTCAGGTGGAAGCGGTAAAACATCGTTGCTTCTTAATTTCTTCCGTAAGTCCCAAGCATACCATCGTAAGTTCCATAACTTATATTTATATACTCCATCAATCAGTTTTAGTTCAGTTCAGAATCATCCATTCGAAAATCACGATAAAGTATATCACGAATTGAATTATGAAACATTGAATGACTTAAATGATGAATTGATTTCTATTAAAGAAAATAATGATGAAGAAGATGAAATTGAATATAATTGTGTTATTATAGATGATTTTGCCAGTAGTCTTAAGGAAAAAGACGTTCAAAAAATGTTAAACAAAATGTTAATAAAAGCCCGTCACTTAAATACTTGTTTCATATTTTGCCTTCAATCATTTTTTTTTATGCCGAAAATTTTACGGAAACAAACCACCTATGCTACTATTTTTAAACCAAAAAATAAAGAAGAATTTATAACTATTAATACTGAACTTTTACAAATGAAAGAGGAAGATGCTAAGAAAATATTCGACTATGCTTTTAAAGAAGAATATTCACATTTGGATATTGACACAGTCGAAGATAAAATATATAGAAATTTTAATCCATTAACACTAATAAAAAATGACAACTATTAATAAGAAATGCAACAAAGTGAAAGCATTCAAATATATTTGAATTCACGATACGCAACCGAAATAATAGATGATAATACGGCAGATTGTGTGTATTATTTACCAGTTATTGAAATTCCAGACGGTCATCATATATACTTATCTTTACAAACAGCGCAAATTCCCTATTCTTTTTATAGTATAACATCCGTAGATAATGTTTTTGAATTTGGACTTGTAGGAGATCCACCTACAATTTATTATATTGCACCTGGCAATTATAACATAACACAAATAATTGATATTATGCTTTTGACAATGGGCGCAAATTTTACTATAACATACAGCACTACAACATCCAAATTGCTTTTTACACATAGCACAAGCAATTTTACAATATACGCAAATACATTTAATCACGCAATCGGATTTAGTAAATCGACAGATACAACATCTCAAGCAAATATTTTATATAGTCGGGATGTTGTAAATCTAAATCAAATTAGGGCATTAAATATTGAGTGTAATTTTCCAACTGGTAATGTAAATGTTGCACAAACTAACAATGGTAACATACTTGCAACAATACCAGTTTATGTTGCCCCGTTTAGTATTATTACTTATCAAAATCCAAATAATTTTAGAACAAATTTATATGTAAATAAATTAGACCAAATACAAATAAAAATAACTTCTAATGATGGCAATTTAATAAATCTAAATGGGATTAACTATCAAATGACTCTTCAACTGGATTGCATAAAATTTACAGAGTAAATACAAAAAATAAAATATTTATATATTTTATAATGATTGGATATAAAATGCCTTTGTCAAAAAACATGTTAGGATTTAAAATGCCTTTAGGAAAATCTAAATTGGGGTATAAAATGCCATTAATCGAAAATCTTAAGAAAAATAAAAACGTAGAACCAATTGTAAACGTTGTTAAGAAAAGCGTTTTGGAAAGAATAAGAAAATAAATCTTTTTAATTCCTTTTTAATTCTTTTTGTAGTTCTTTTTTTTAAAAAGAACAATTCTTTATAATATTTTTTTATTTGTTAATATTATAAAACATGATCCCGTCCAATTTGAAATATAGTTCAAAAACTGAAAGTTCTGGAGGCAGACGTTACCTCACACAAATTTTGCCGCAGCAAGGGTCAGGAACCTATAATCCTGGCGACCAAGTAACAATAAATATTCCCACAAATGCCAATACTGCATTGATTCCTTCTGAAAGTTATTTAAAAGGTCAATTCAATTTAATCTTAACTACCGCTGCTACCTCTTCTTGTTTAGAGAGTTGCGGTTGGCATAATTTCATCCAAAGAATACGTGTATTTCATGGGTCTAATCTCCTTAAAACCTTCAGGGAGTAAATGTTTATTAAAAAAATAAGCAAGTTCTATTTTAGAGCAACACATCCAAACTGCGGGAAACCCCTCAAGGTATAAAATACTAAACCGTATAAGAAATTATACGGTGGCTTATGTTAACAACATAAGGTATAGTAAAAAGTTTTATATTATAGGGCAATCCGCATCCAGTCTTCTAAGTCCGTTATGATAGGATATGAAGGCGGTTCAACGACTAAATGCCTGTGGGCGTCAAATGACGGTCTAATCAACCCGATGATGCTTAAGATATAGTCTAATCCCACCCGAGAGGGTGCATACCCCATTTAAAAAGGTATGACACTTATTAAGAGGAAATGCTTAATAGTTATAGTGTGGTATTATCTGTGAAGATATTGATAACTACGGCCAACTTGCCAAAATTTTATACGATTATTCTGCTCCCGAAGATGCCGTTAAGGGAAGATTTTCAGTAACAACTGGAACCAATGAGGAATTTTCAGGTGTCGGTGTTGCTGCTGCTGCTTTAGCAAATGTCCGTTCAGTTAATAGAGGTCGTGCTACTGGTGCTCTTGGTGCTACAACAACCTCATTCCCCTTTGCCATCAATTTGGTTTCCCTTGTAGGTGCCCTCAGTGGCGAAAAATATTTATTATTATCAGAGATGACTGCTGCTCCCCTCAGAGTCGAGATCGTTTTACAAACATCCCTTATAAGAAGTATGATGGTTGAAGGTGGTGCTGGTCTTAACTTTACCTTAACCAATTGTACTTATGTCGGCGAATTTTTACAACTTCCTGACAGTGCTATTGCTGCTATTAAAGCTGGTTCTTCAAGTCCCATGCAAGTTGTTTTGCCTTCATACAGAAGTTATTCCAACTCTGTTAGCGTACCTGCTACTACGTTAACTCAGTCCTCATTTCCAATTCCTGCCAAGTTCAGTTCTTTAAAGAATATTTTTGTTGCAACCCGCTCAACTGCCGGATTAGCCGCTCAATATCCTTCATCTCACTGTGCTTTTGGTTTAGGAAGTGCTAACTCTACCGGATATTTTTTTCGAGTGGGGTCAGAAGTTTTACCATCAACTGCTCCTACAGCAATCCCTGAAATCTATAATGAAGTCATTAAATGTTTTGGTTCAGTTGCTGACATGCAATTACAACCCTCAATTGATAATACTTCTTACAGTCTCAATGTTCCAAATACTGTTGCTGGTTTAGTTGAAGCATCTACTGAAGACTCTGGTGCATTCCTTATTGGCATTGATATGGAAATTTTTCAAAATACTGATAAATCCTCAATTTTTGCTGGAACTAATACCAATACCAGTGATATTTTTGCTGTTATCAATTATTACACTCCTACCGCTTTAACTCTCTTACAAACGGCATTTGCCTGTTACGATCAAGTTTTGGTCTTCGAAAATGGTGTTTGTTATGCCAGATATTAAGACCCTTTTTTTACTCTTTTGCTATTCTTTTTTTTAAAAAGAATATTTATATATATTATAATATGAATCAAGAAGTAGCAAAATTATGGCTCTATGGAGCAAGTGTAGGAACTACAATATCCCAAATAGGAATCCGAAACACCACCAATACTGAATACACATTTTTTGTAGATTTACGCTTGGTTTTAGGCGAATCAATGTTTCAAAAATATGAGGCGTTCAAAGTATATTTTGGATTTGTAAATCCGGGAACAGGAGCAACCGCAAATATAAACACTATGTTTGTAAATGGATTAAATCTAATCCCAGCGTCGTATCAAGGCAAAGAAGCAGGATTTAACACGGCAGTTGATATTTACAGTCAAACAGTCCAAATGAATGACTCCTTTAGTGTCGGTGGCAAAAATGCTAATATACAAGAGTTTGTGATGATAAAACCAGATAACGCAAAAGTATCACTCACTATATCATTTGCTCGTGATGATGCCGCAGTTCCAACTCTGACACAGGGAGTATTTTTTTTGACATTTGCGCCATTCCAAAAAGATAAGATTTATAAAAATCCGTTCAACTACCTGTATCAGAATGAATTAGCAAACTTCACATTAACAACGCAAATTTTGTCGGCAGGTGCTACAAATGCTTTTGGAACAATGAACTCAACGTTTACCACTTTTACTTTCACGAATGTAAATATGCGACGCATTATTGGAACGATGTGGGATAAATACGATAAGTTCAATTTGGTTTGTGCGAATGTTGGAGTAGGAAATACGTCAACAACACTAAGCGCAACCCAGCGTTTTATGTTTTTCCAAATACAGGGACTCCAATTTATTAATTGTTTAAGCACAACAACAACCTCAACATTTTCACAAAGTGTAGCATATACACCAATATTCAGATATACAACAGCCTCATCGGCAGACAGTGATAGTTTTGCGGTGCCTGACAGTTTAATCAGTTTTAGAAAACCTGAATCGGAGAATGTAGATTTAGCGTTTCAACTGTTTACCGTAAATGGTGGAGGAGTGGCACTCAATTCGCAAATGAATCAGTTTAGTTTGTCATTTACCGTTGTAGGAGTAGGAGTAGGGAACCTTGGTTCCCCTACCACCCCTCCTTTTTAATATTTTTAATTTGTTTTTAAAGAACTTTTTTTTTACTCTTTTTGCTATTCTTTTTTTTAAAAAGAATATCTAATAATATATAAATGCTTAGTGAAAGTGGATCATTAATATTATCAACAAGTTCAACAACAAATCCGTGTACAATTAATGCTTCAAAGTCAGACTTCACATTCTCAAATATCAATATGCGAAATGTGCTTGGTGCTGCGTGGGATAAATATGATGTGTTTTGTATGAAAGTTGCATCGGCAGCAACAGCGGGAACAGTAACATTATCAACATCATCAAACGGAGTCATCTGTTACAATATGGCGGGTCTTACTTGGGAAAATCTCCATTATGATACAGCGTATATGAGTCAAACATTTGTGCCGATTGTGGTTTTTAATGAGCAAACAACATTCTCACAAAATCAATATATTGTAAATACAGGGCAAAGTTATAATTTCCGCAAATCTTCAGATATAGTGGATTTGAACTTTACAATTACAAATCCTGATGATACAAGTGGTCCCAGCACCTTTGGAGTTCCACCAGTAGGCAATACTTATAATGATGTAGCATTTCATTTGGTATTTGAACCAGTCATACCAGGTGAAATGAATGAGTGTGCTTTTTTTGGATTCAATCTTAGTTCATTAATATCATCGCAAGTGGGTCGCACAGTAAGTTCAGATCGCAAAGAGTATAATTATCCTGCGTTTGATATGAGACGCTTGTGCCGTAATTTCTGGGATAAACACGAGGATTTTGAAATCCAATGGGCGTTTAACAATAATGTAGGGATTGGAACACTATCAGGAAATGCGAGGATTTGTCTGTTTCAAATGAATGGACTCAATTTTGTGAATAGTGCGACCAAAAACAGCAATAGCACAGATAGACTGGGAATGACTACGGAATCGCCAATAATAGGATCAATTATTTACGCAACTACTTCAACAACACACAACGCAATTATGTATGGGAATTATGCCCCAATTCAATTCAAACGAGATGGCGACAATGCCAATCTCACAATTAATTTGAAAAATAACGAAAATTCGGCAGCATTTGCTTTTACATTCACAGGAAGCAATCCCAAAGGCACAATCGGTTTTTTCATTAAACCCATTTACAAAGTTCCGAAGGCAACGCTGTTTATCAACCCCTTTGGACTCACAACATCGCAAACTGGTTTGGGAATAATCAATGCTGGTGCGACGGAGTTTACTCTAAATAATGTAAATATGCGTCAAGTGTGCCGTTCCATGTGGGACAAATATAAGAAGTTCAATATATTTTTAACAACAGCAATAAGTCAGTTGGCAACTACGCAGACTGCAAACCAAGCATATATTTTACAAATGGAAGGACTCAATTTCATTAATCAGACGGCGTATATAACAAGCACAGGTCAAACGCAAACGGCAACATTAGGGACAGTCACGATGTATGGGTCGGTCCAAACGTCAAATACGTATCAATCGGCACTTGTTACAAGTTTTAATCGGGACCAGGATTTTGTCAATTTAACGCTGAGAGCGGTGCTCCTTGCTTCGGGGACTGCGTTTACATCAAACCCGCTAAACTGTAATTTCGGTTTTACGATTGTCGGAATTCCAGATGATGAATAACATCATAAAGAAGATATAAAAAATTTATTCATTAATTTTAACATAATTTTTTGCTTGTGATATACTGCTACCCATGTCTTCCATGTCATCACCCATAACTTCATTTGCCATCATTAATTCTTTGTACTTAGATGTTAAATAAAAATGCCTTAAACTATTCACACCCTTTTTTCCCTTAAAAATAGAATTCAATCTTTGATTTAAAATCACATTTGTCATTGGTTTAAAATTTGATGTAAAAAGTAAAGTATCAACTTCTGGAGGAATTACATTAATCCATTTAACAAGAATCTTTTTTAAACTCTGTGGAATATCCAATGTTTGTTGTCCTCTTAATTTTTGTCCCATCTTTGTTGCCGTCTTGAATTTATTAAAAACAAATCTATTCTTTTTAAAATCAATATAGTTGTCATCCTCAGTAAAATTTCTTATACCCATTAAAACATAATCGGTTGCTCTTCTCGGAACAATATGTCCGTAATATAAACTAATAATAATATAATTTTGAATATCCATTAAATCACTAATTTTTAAAGACTTCTTTTTATACAATAGTTCGGCGTCTCGTTTTAGTTTATCAACAATTTCATCAATCTCTTCTTTCTCAATTTTTGATTCTGTCAATTTGTCAGTCATTTTTGATTTATTAGTTTCATCATCATAATTTTTAATATCAACTAACATTTGTTTTTTATATTCATCAACATCAGGTTCAATACACACCAATGCACTTAAATATGTTTTTCTACTTGAATAAGGTTTTTCATTTAAAAATGCCATAACTTTTTTATGATCTTTAAAATCCGGTTTATCATCATCTTTAAAAACATTATTATAAATTGTCTTCAATAAACTATTGTAAGTTTTTATAGATCCGTCACTCATTGATGGTTTGTTTTTTTTAATTTGATTTTTAAAATCCATTTTATAATATATCTATAGATAATTTTTTTATATATTAATTATTTATTAAAATAATTAATATCAAAATTTTCTTAAACAAAAATATTATATATACTAAATATAAATAATATATATAATATATATATTAAAACTATTTAGTATATAGATTTAACTAAAAAAAAGATTAATCTTAATTTTATTAATAAAAAGTACATTAAAGACTTATTTAAAATATTTTAAATAAGTCTTTAATGTACTTTTTATTAATAAAACTTAATTAAATGCTTAATTTTTAGTTAAATTCTTAATTTTTAATTAAATTCTTAATTTTTAGTTAAATTTATATATTTAAAGACAAAATAAATATATTAGTATATATTATAAATGGAAAACCAAAAAAGAATTGAAACTTTAAAAATTGATTTATTAATCTTAAAAAGTAATGCTAAATTAGATAAAAATAAAAGTGAATATATGAAAAATATAATAAAAAGAGATAAGGATAATATTAATAAAGAAATAAGAATGTTAAGAAAAAATATACTTATATAAATAAAATGAAATTGTTAAGAAAAAAATAATTTTATAATAAATTAAAAATTAATTTATTATAATATAAAACTTAATTAAATTCTTAATTTTTAGTTAAATCTATATATTAAAAGATTTATAATAAACTAATCCACCAAATCCATTTTAATAAATATGCAAATCCATATTTATTTAATATTATATTTATAATATAATATATATCAATATTTATCAATGTTGAAATAGTTGTAATATATTTTTCTTTAAGTCCAAAATTTCTTAAACATTCATCACGTAAGTAATCAAAAATATCATTACAAACGCTTTGAATTAGTTTAAAATTTTTCGTTCAAACCAATCATAAATTGAATAAGCAACTCTTTTAAAATATTTATGTTTTATTATATGTCCATTGTCATATAAGAATTCAATATTTTTATCATACTGTTCACAATCTGCTGGACTTAATGTACCATATAATTCTTTATAAATTTGTATTAATAAAAGTTTTTTATCTATTTTTAAATTATTATTTTTTTTTTTGTTTTCGATTCCTGAGTTTTCAATCATATTACAAACCATTGAAAGCAATTCCATGTTATGTTTATTTGTTCTGATTGTGTGAGGTAACTCTGTAATCTTTTCCATTATTCGAGCTTGGATTTTGGAAATTTTGGCATCTTTCCACAATTGGTTTTTAGGTTTTATAAAACTAAAACTTGACATTATAATTATTAATAATATATTTTTTTATCCAAGTCTCGTATAAGTAATAGCAGCAGCTACTGATGGTGCTGTGCCTGTTGTTTTCCCTGAAGCATTAAAAAACAAAGCAGTCGCAGCATTTACACGCACAACACCGGATAAACATACTTTATCTCTTGTGCCTGAACCAGCAACACCTTGGTCGTCCTCTTCAAAATATGACAATCCAGCAGATGCTTCAGTAGCAGAGGCGGTTGTTGTTGAAATAACTGCCTGAAAATATTCAGTATTCGCACCAGAGTTAGTTGAAAAAGTGACTGTAGAACAAACTAACCACACACCTTTACTCGGTAAGTTCCAAGTTCCCTCTTGTGCTATACTTGTTGACAATGATGAAGTGGCAACTGTTACCGTGCCAGTATATCCCAAAGCAGAAGTGCTTGTTGGTGGATAAGTGCTTTGTTGTATCAAAAAATCGTGATTCATATTTGATGAAGCACTGCTGGTGAAACCTCCTGTGAGTGTGGATAATCCTGTGACGCCTAATGTAGAAGATAAAGTTGTTGCTCCTGTGACCCCTAATGTAGAAGAGCAAGTTGTTGCTCCTGTGACGTCTAATGTAGAAGATAAAGTTGTTGCTCCTGTGACATTTAATACAGTCAGAACTTCCACCTTAGTATTTTCAACAGTGAAACGATGGACCGAATTATTTTGAACTCTATAAATTCCAGCAGTAGGCATTAAAATATTTATGTCGGTTCCCGTTAAATTTATGTCTCCTGTTGCTTGTAATTCAACATCTCCAGCATCAGAGTTTAAGAGAACACCCCCTGCTAATGCTGTTATATTAACATCTTGCCCTCCATCTATAATAACATCATATCCTGCTCCTGAAGTAATTGTTACTTCTTTAACACTTGTTAAACTCATATTTTGTGCCGACTCTAATTGTAATGTAGATGCTGCTCCATTTGACTTGATTAAATTAATTCCGTTATCTCTGCCTGTTATGGTTAACCCACCCGTTCCTGTTTGAGATAGTCGTGCGGTATAACCATCAATTGTGCTTGCTTTAAGTTCCATTTGTTTTCCAGATGTGACGGAAGCAGTGTGTATGAAGTTATTTCCAGTTGTATTTGATGTTGTAATACTAACTTGGTCTGATGTAACCAATAAATCATCGCCAGCATTTATTTGTATATCTTGTCCTGCTGCTGTGTTTAAAGACATTAATCCAGTGCTTGCTGTCAAAACGAGACTTATTGCGTCCAGCGTGGCAGCACCAGAGGCATTAATGTCCAAAATGCCACAATTAATTTCTGTTTCTGCTGCTCCTGAATCAAGAGTAAATTTCCCTGTGCTTGTTAGTGTGATTGTTGGCGCATCCAGTGTTGCTGACGTACTCGCATTTAAATCCAGTGTCGCACAGGTTATATCTGCTTCTGTCCCTGCTGTAATAGTAACTGTTGCCGCTGTTGAAAGCAACTTAATATCTGATGATGCTCCAATTGTTGTCAGTTCAATATCGTTTGCTGAATCATTTGTTTTTATTAAAATACCACCAATGCTTCCCAAAGCAACTTCAAGCGTCATTGTTTGACTACTTGTTATTGTTGTTGTTGATCCGCCATCAATTGTAATTGAATTAGAAGCATTTATGTCCAAAACTCCACTATTAATCTCTGTTTCACCTGTGCTTGTTAGTGTAATTGTTGACGTTGTATCACATGTTACTGCTCCAGCGCCAGCATTAATGTCCAAACCTGCAGAGTTTATAGTTGTTAATCCTGTGCTTGTTGTTGTGATTGTTGGGGCATTTAGCGTTGCTGTCGTGCTGGCATTCAAGTCCAGTGTCGCACAAGTTATATCTGTTTCACCTACGCTTATTAAAAATAAATCAAGAGTTGCATTTATTGTTATATCATCTGTTGCGTTAATATTTATAAACATTGTATTAATTGTTGTGTTGTTCAAAGTATCAAATGTTATTGCTCCAGCGCCAGCATTAATGTCCAAACCTTCACAATTAATTTCCGTTTTATCTCCACTAGTGAGCGTTGTTGTCGTTACAGATTGGATTAATGTAGACGTAGTTGCTTGAATAGAAACTCCTGTGTTTAAAGCATTCAAAGCAAGACCACCAGATTGAATAGTCATTGTGCCTGTATTATTATCTAATGAATTGCCTTTGTCTTGAATGATTTGTCCATCAAAATTAGTAACTCCTGCAGTATCGCCAATCAAATTAATAATAACTTGGTTGTTTGCTAAGTTGCGGGTCAAATCTATTTGTTGAGTTGAACCTGCCAATTTACAGAAACGAGATGATCCACAAAAGGTCTCCTCAATCGTAGTATTCAGTTTTTTCATCAGTGTCCTTGATGTTCCTAATCCGTTACCATTAAACCACTGAAACGCAGAATTGCTGTCTCCATCTATTTCACAATTTAAAAACTTACGACTGCCTACGCCACTGTCAGTCCAAAATCCAAGATAGTCATAATCGTTGCCTGTGTTATTATCATATAATACCAGTTTCTTTTGTGAGGTAAGTAGGGTTCGTGTAATATACATTTCACCTGCCGTGATGGTAGCATCATTCGTGACTTCAAAATTATTGTTCACTAGTAGTGACGACATTTGCGATGTTCCTGCTGTGCTGGTAATTGCGGCACTAGAATTCAGTCCAAGACCAAATTCACTCACAGTTATTGTTTTGAGTTCAACTACTGCTGGGGAGCCAACAGTAACCGCACTAGCAAAAAATGTCCCTCCAAGTGTGGTTGCTGTTTGAAATGTTGTTACCTGTTCTAAATCATTAATATCTCCCTGTGCTGTATTCATTTCACCCTGTAAAATGCCAATTGATACATCTTGTACTGCCTGTGACGCATTATTGCTTACAATATATCCTCCTAATGTTGCTGCAGTTGCGGTTGCCAATGCTAACGCCGAATACGCCACTGGTCCATCACCTGCTGGTCCTGCTGGTCCTTGTGGTCCTTGTGATCCATTTGATCCATTTGATCCATTGGGTCCTTGTGGTCCTGTGGGTCCTCCTGATGGTCCAGTGGGTCCTTGGGGTCCTGCTGGTCCACCTGGCGTCCCTGGTGTTCCTTGCGGTCCTTGCGGTCCTTGCGTTCCATTGGTCCCTGGTGTTCCTTGCGGTCCTTGCGCTCCTTGAGGTCCTTGCGCTCCTTGAGGTCCTTCCATAGTATTCATAACTTGTTGAACCGTTATTATGACACTTGGCGTTTCAGGGCGTGTAGGAGATGCACCTACCGCATCATGATGTAAAAACATATTTAAATCTGCTGAATGCCACGCTATCTCAATATAATCATTCGCATTTAATTCAAGCATAAAATTAAGCACCGCTACTAATTTATCAGGGTTGCCTTCCATTGTGTAAATACTATTGCTATCAGGAATATTTACTCCATTTTTTAAAAACCATATATCTATTGTGTCTTTACCTCCGTCTGTTTTATCAACTTGTGCTGAAAACTGGATATTATAAACACCATCATTCAACACTTTGATTTGCGAACTGGTCGCACCTATTACAACATCATTATTATTTGGGTCACTATTATTTACTGTCATAAAATTGGCACTTGTTGCACCAGCGTTGGTTTGGTCTACATCACTCCAAAATGCGCCCCAATATCCAGTGGTTTGAAGTCCCACAACAATATTATCAATTTGTTCCTGTATTGTTTCATTTGTATTTATACCCTCCAACATGTCAAATTGTAGGTCACTTATATCTGGATCTGTTTTTGTTAATACATCAGTGTTAACTTCATTAGCATTTACATTTGCCATATTTGTTAAATAATTATAACTTGTAAATTCCAAATTATTTATACTCATTTAATATTATCTAATATTATAATATATGGCAAAAATCGATAATTCTAATTATAATAAAATATCAGTTAAAACAGATAGTACAGTAAAATTAATTGAAACATTAAAAGATTTAGGAGTTTTTAAGGAAAAAAGAAAACCTAGAGCACGTACTACATCAGATACAACACCACTTAGGAGCAAATCTACAGGTAAAGCATATACAGAACAAATAAGAGTACAACCAGATACACAATTGACAGACTCAGAAAAAGAAGATATTAATAATAAAACAAATGCTTTAATATCTCAAATAAGGGATGAAGTAGCTCAAAATAGAATTGAAGATTTACAAAAAACGGGACAAGCATTATTTACATTATTTAGTTCAATACCACAAAGAATTAATAGACCGGAACAACAACAATCTTTTGATCCTTTTGAGAGGAAAGAAGATGTTTATTTATTACCAGATATTGAAGAACGGGATTTTGGTAAAACTGCCAGTGAAGGGTCACCTGAAGTACAAAGTCAAAAACAAGAAACTATTTTTACAGGAGCATCGGAACAAGGAGCAGCGGCACAACCAGCAACATCACCAAGAAAAAGAAGTATATATGATAAAAGAAAAGCATATACTGATAGATTAAATTTGTCACCTTTACCAAATCCAAATGATGTTAGTACAAAAGAAATGTTAGATTATTATACAGACTTTATTGATGCAACAGATGAAACTTTTAATAATAACCTTATAAAATCAAGAAAGAAGATGTTTGATGAAATGGTAAGTATTATTAATATTGAAGAAACTATAATTGGAGTTTAATATTTTTTTTTTCTAAAAAGAATATATAAATGGATGAAAATGTAAGAACCGTTGAAATTGAAAATGTTGAAACTCTTTTTAATTTTGTTAAAAAGGAGGGAATAGTGGAGGATAATATTATAAATAATTTCGGATTTGAAGAATGGAAACAAATTGATTATTATAAAAATAGAGTTCCCATGGGTCTTATTGAACAATGGCCTTGTCTTTATTATTTATTAGAAGATTATTGGAAAGAAGCAATTAAAAAAACTCCTTTAGAAGAAATAGAAGACAGAAAAGTTACCACCCCATCTTAATTTTTGTAATTATTTTTTCTAGTTTTTTGTAATTCTTTTTTCTAAAAAGAATATATATGAATGCTAGTATTGATCGTCCAAAATCTCTTACTCTTTATGACTCTTTGCGGGTTGGTTATTTACCTAACAAAAAAACACAAGATAAAGAAATGGGAAAATTTGGTTATACAATGGATAAAAAATTGAGTAATGATAATCAACAAGTTTATTATAATCCAGAAAATAAAAAATTATTATATAATGTCACAGGATCGCATAATGTTACAGATTGGATTAATAGTGATTTGAAACTTGCCCTTGGTATAAATAAAAATGCTGGAAAACCGATTATTGAACGAGGCATTGAGAAATTGCTTCCTGATGCCTGGAAAAAGGGTTTTGACCGTGGATATGAAAATGTTTTTGGTGGATTTAAAGACACTACAAGATATAAAGAAGCTGATGAAACTTTAAAAAGGGCTAAGGAAAAATATAATACTTCAAATGTTGATATTACGGCGCATAGTTTAGGGGGTCGGATTGCACAAGATATTTCAAAAAAGACAGATAATATTCATGTTTTGGATTCGGGACAAACAATTGGTCAAAAGGTAAAGGGTGGTGCTAATCGAAATATTTACAGAACTGCTGGAGATGTTGTTTCTGGTACTAGTGCTTGGAATCCTGCCGTTAAAACATTAGCAAATCCACATACAAGCAAAATTCTTCCCGCTCTTTTTTCAAAGGATCCTCGACAAATTGCTGTTGCTGGTGCCATTGATGCTTTTAACGCCCACTCAATTGAAAATATTAAAGGTAGTGATATTTTTATTTAAG